TTCCCATAGTGATGTAGGCGCACAAATTCATAGCATCGGCCAATGGGAAGTGCCGCTGCAGACCACGCGAACGGAGTAAATTCGCATGGGCTGGCAGCTTTATTAAGTGCACCCATTTTGCCTCTGCGGCTCCGTTCGGTTCGACCGAAAGGAGCACGCACATGAATAACCAGAAGGAAGAAAAACAGTACTACATCACTATCGACGGCCAGGAGATTCCTGTATCTGAAGAAGTATACCGCGCTTATAAGAGACCTGCTTGGGCGGAGCATAAGCGCGAGGAGAGGGGTAAGCGTTGTATCATTGCGGGCGTTCGCTGCAAGAAAGATTGTAGTCAGTGTCCCCATCGCCAAACTGGTTCTGCGCTTTCTATTGAGGATTTTTCGGAGGATGGCTTCGCTCCTGCAGATCTGTCTGCTGATGTTGAGGAGATCGTAGCCAGTCGCATCCTACTTGAGGATCTGTTCAAAGCGCTGGAGGAACTAGATCCAGATGGCAGACTGCTGTGCCAGTTGGTCAGTGAGGGACAAACGGAGCGCAGTATTGCCGAGCACTTTGGCATCAGTCAGGTAGCTGTCGGAAAACGGAAAAAGAAGCTCTTTGCGCATTTGCGTGAGATTCTCGGTGACTGGAAATAAAAAAGTTTTGATTACTGGTTATCAAAGTGACGGTTCTTGTCCTGTGACTGGTGAGAGGCAAACGAAACTAACTCTCAGACAGGAGGATGCCCATGCAGAATACTGCAAACCAGATTGATAGTCGAGCCGAGGAAGTCATGGACGTGCTGATTGCCATCAGTGTCGTATCCAAGCGCCTCGCTGGTAAGATTGCCAATCTGAAGAAACGCGCACAGGAAGGAGGAGAAAACGCCCATGAGCGCAATGAGTGAACTGGCAACCATTAAGGAAGAGCTTCTTCAGTGCAGCCAGGCACTGATCGGTATTGCCGATACTCTAAAAGAACTGGCACATACCTGGGATGAACCTCTTCCGGAGAAGGAAAACGCTGCTCCAGCTCCCGATCCCATGCTGACGCTTGCTGATGTACGAGCATGCCTAGCTCAGAAGTCGGTGGAGGGACACACGGCAGCAATTCAAACGCTGATTCGTAAGTACGGCGCTGAAAAGCTGAGTCAGGTGGACCCGAAGAACTATGCCGCTTTGATGGCAGAGGCGGAGGTGCTCTAATGCCGCCTGAAAAACATGCAACCCTTTCTGCCTCTTCATCCCAGCGGTGGCTGAACTGTACGCCTTCTGCTTTGCTCGAGCAGCTGTTTCCCAATAAGGAAACCAATGCTGCTGCGGAGGGTACAGCAGCGCATGCGCTGTGTGAACACAAGCTGCGCAGAGCGCTGAAGATGCAATCAAAAAAGCCAACATCCAAATACCAATCTGACGAAATGGATGCCTATACGGATGCTTACGTTCAGTTTGTGATGGAAATGTTGGCAGAAGCCCGACAGCTGTGTGATGACCCGGTTCTTCTCATGGAGCAAAGGCTGGATTTTTCCGAATACGTTCCTGGTGGATTTGGAACTGGTGACTGTGTCATCATTGCTGACAAACTCTTGCATATCATCGACTTCAAGTATGGGCAGGGTGTCCTTGTTGAAGCTGAGCAGAATCCTCAGATGATGTTGTATGCGCTGGGTGCGCTGCACGCGTTTGGCAGTCTATATGACATTGAAACTGTGTCTATGACCATTTACCAGCCTCGACGGGAGAACATCAGCACATGGTCGCTACCCGCTGCCGACTTGCTTGATTGGGCGCGGAACGAGCTTGTTCCCAAGGCGAAGCTTGCCGCAGAAGGAAAAGGCGATTTCTGCCCAGGGCCCTGGTGCATCTTTTGCCGAGCGGCAGTGAAGTGTAGAGCACGCGCTGAAAACAAGCTGGAATTGCTGAAGTACGAGTTTACCCCACCGACACTTCTATCCGATGAAGAAATTGAAGATATCTTGGGCAAGCTGGACGATCTGACGCACTGGGCAAACGAGGTCATGGCCTACGCCCAGGATGCCGCGCTGAATCACGGAAAGCAGTGGCGAGGCTATAAGATCGTCGAGGGGCGTTCAAACCGAAAGTACACGGATGAAGAGGCTGTTGTCACCGCTGCCAAGGCTGCAGGGTACACAGACATCTTTCGGCGGACACTGCTGCCTATCACTGAAATGGAAAAACTCATGGGCAAGCAGATCTTCCGCGCTGTACTGGGTGACCTGATTGAAAAGCCAACGGGCAAACCTACGCTGGTACCGGCTGCGGATAAGCGGCCTGCAATGGAACTCGCGACTGTGGATTTCACGCAAATCAAAGACAATGAATGAAAACGGAGGAAAAGAAAAAATGGCTAAGCAAAACAACACCAAGGTAGTTACCAATGTGGTTCGCCTCTCTTACGCAAACATCTGGGAGCCCAAGTCTATCAACGGCGGTGCAGAAAAGTATTCCTGCAGCATCATCATCCCCAAGTCCGACACAGATACCATTGCTGCCATCAATGCAGCGATCGATGCCGCCATCAAAGATGGAACCCACAAGTTTGGTGGCAAGGTGCCTCAGAAGGGTGCTCTTAAGCTCCCTCTGCGTGATGGCGACGTGGAGCGTGATGACGAAGCCTATCAGGGCTGCTTCTTCGTGAACGCCAACAGCACGACTGCTCCTCAGGTGGTGGACCAGCATGTTCGCCCCATTCTGGAGCGCAGTGAGATCTACAGCGGCGTGTATGCCCGCGTATCCCTGTCCTTCTATGCTTTCAATAGCAACGGCAATCGCGGCATTGCTTGTGGCCTCGGAAATATCCAGAAGGTGCGTGACGGTGAACCCCTGGGTGGCCGTACCAACGCAGCCGACGAATTCACTACTCTTGCGGACGAGGATTTCCTCTCCTGATAACCATTGGGGCGGTGGAGCAATCTGCCGCCCCAATTCATAGGAGGCATTCATGAAAAACCTGTCCATTGATATTGAGACATTCAGCAGCGTTAACCTCGCCAAGGCTGGTGTGTATCGCTATGCTGAAAGCCCTGATTTTGAAGTCCTGCTATTTGGCTATTCGGTGGATGGAGCACCTCCCCAAGTTATCGACCTGGCAAGTGGAGAAAAACTACCTCCAGCAATTCAGGAGGCATTGGTTGATCCTTTAGTAACCAAATGGGCCTTCAATGCACAGTTTGAGCGAGTGTGCTTGTCCCGTTATCTGGGTAAAGCGCTAGCCCCACTATCATGGCATTGTACCATGGTGTGGGCTGCAACTTTAGGCCTTCCCCTGTCTTTGGAGGGCGTTGGCGCTGTGTTGGGGTTGGAAAAGCAAAAACTGAAGGAAGGCAAGGAGCTGATTCGCTATTTCTGTACTCTGAACAAGCAGCGCGATGGCTCCATGATCCGTCACTATCCTTCTGATGCCCCTGATCGATGGAAGCAATTCATCGCATACAATTTGCGCGATGTGGAAACGGAGATGGCTATTCAGCAGAGACTCTCAAAATTCCCGGTATCGCATACCGAATGGAGAAACTATCGATTGGATCAACAGATCAACGATCGGGGCATCATGCTGGATATGCCCATGGTGCGCAACGCAATCCGATGTGACGATCAGTTTAAGCAGGCACACATGGACATGGCCCGGGAGATTACAGGGTTGGAGAATCCCAATTCACCCGCTCAGCTGAAGGCGTGGCTTTCAGAACAGGGCATCGAAGCTGATTCATTGTCTAAGGGGGCTGTTCATGAGCTGCTTGAGCGTACTGAGGGCGTAGTTGAACTTGCGTTGTCATTGCGCTTGGAACTGGCGAAATCCAGCGTAAAGAAATATACAGCAATGGAGAATGCTGTGTGTGAAGATAGCCGTGCACGCGGCCTGATTCAGTTTTATGGTGCGCCACGTACGGGGCGATACGCTGGTAGGTTGATACAGGTTCAGAATTTGCCCCAGAACCATTTACCTGATCTCGACCAGGTGCGCTGCCTGATTCGAAGTGGCCAATTTGATGCTGTCAGTATGCTGTATGATTCTGTACCGCTCGTCCTTTCAGAGCTTATCAGAACAGCTTTCGTTCCCAAGCCAGGCTGTCGCTTTTTTGTTGCTGACTTTGCTGCCATAGAAGCCCGTGTGATCGCCTGGATTGCAGGGGAGGAATGGAGGCAAGATGTCTTTAAGCAGGGCGGGGATATCTACTGTGCCAGTGCCGAGCAAATGTTTCATGTCCCAGTTCAAAAGCATGGTGTGAACTCGCACTTGCGGCAAAAAGGTAAGATTGCAGAACTAGCCCTTGGGTATGGAGGATCAGTTGGTGCGCTAAAGGCCATGGGTGCTTTGAACATGGGTGTGCCTGAAGAGGAGCTTCAGCCGCTAGTCGATAGCTGGCGCGAGGCAAACCCGAATATTGTCGATCTTTGGTGGGCGGTTGATAAAGCTGTCAAAAAGGCAGTTACAAGAAAGGCAACTGCCGAAACCCATGGTATTGATTTTCGGTGGGAAAAGGGCTTCTTGTTTATCACGCTTCCCTCGGGCCGGGATCTTGCGTATGTGAAGCCTCGGCTTGGCGAAAACAAGTTTGGTGGAGAGTCCATCACTTACGAGGGTGTTGGAGCGACAAAAAAGTGGGAGCGTCTGGAGTCATACGGTCCCAAGTTTGTTGAGAATATCGTGCAGGCCACAGCGCGTGATATTTTGGCCGAAGCCATGCTGCGGCTTGACGCTGCAGGATATCACATCGTTATGCACGTGCATGATGAGGCTGTAATCGAGGCTCCGGCTGATACGTCGCTGGAAGAAATCTGTTCAATCATGGGAAGAACACCGAAATGGGCTAATGGCTTAATACTTCGGGCGGATGGTTATGTTTGTGACTTTTATCGAAAGGATTAAGGTAGAAATGACTTGACTTATCCGCCATTCAGAGCGAATATCACGTACCCCAATAATACAAGGAGGTAGCTGTATGAAAGTATTGATTGTTGAGCCAGGAAAGCATCCCCGAGAGGCGGACATCCCTAGCGGACTCGAATCCCTCCAGAAGGTCGTCGGTGGGTACATTCAGGCCATTTACCCTTTCGATGATCCTGTAGCGCTTGTATGTGATGAAGAGGGCCTGTTCAAAGAAACAGAATGGAATAGGTTCATCTGCGAAGGTTGCGCCATCAAGGGCACCTTCTTCATATGCGGGTTGGGCGCAGAGGATTTCACTGACCTGCCGGAGAATCTGCTTCAGAAGTATACGAAGCGGTTCTATGAGCCCGAGTTGTTTGTGCGGACTGCGCAAGGGATACAGGTAATCCGTATACGTTGAAAATACAACCAAAGAGGCGGGCGGCACTTCGACTTTGAAATGCCCCCGCCTCTTTTTTGTGCTTGGAATATTGTATAGCTGTATTCATGTGTCAGTTGGATATGGAGCCCCACTCGGGTGCAGTTTTGCCCACAATGAGCGGTCATGGCGCTCGATATAGCTGAATGTATCAGAAAGCGATAAGAAGATACGTGGTTGCTTGTGGTATTCTGCCCAGTCAATTGAGGCACGAACTAAGTTAATATGATCTAGCTTTACCGGTCTAGCATGTACATCCAAGCGCCATTTGCCTACAGGGGTTACGATATAGTAATAAGGCGGTGCATATTCATGCTCGTATCCAGAGGCATCACATAAAGAATCCAGCATAGCAGCTGATTCCCCACTTCGTTCGTGGCTGGTTATAGGAATGGACACATGAATTCCGTCTTTCTGCTTCGGCTTGCACTGCTTACATGGTGCTAGGCCTTTCCGGATGGCATCCTCATAAAGAGCAAAGCCTCGTAAGTCAGTCAACCCATTAAGCTTAGGACACTCTCTTCTATGAAATGTACTGTATCCTCGTCCAGCCCAAAAAGCATAGCTGGAATGTGTCAGTGTAAGAAAATCCTTTCGCTCTTCTTCTCCCAAATGAACGCTAGATGGTAAAGCAGAACGCTCTTTCATAGCGGTTGTGTAGCGGGCATATGCGCGCTTCTCATCCTTGCTCATGTGTCGATTTGCGCCATCATATACACGTCCTGGGATTGGTGGACGGTATGGAGGATACGGGTCTGGTGCTGCAGTCGGCTTACAGACTTTACAAGCGGTACGCCCTGTTTCCACACAAGCTTTGTAACCGATCGAGCCAAGTAGAGTACCCCGGTAGGCTGTGCGGATAATTTTGCAGTTGCGAGTGTGGAATACGTTTGAATTGCTCATGTATACATAACTGTACTGCGAGCGATTGATGATATCGGTATTGCGCTCAATTACAGCTTTACGATGTTCCTGAACACAGCAAGCACAAGGCTTCAAGTGTTGCTTCAAAGCGTATTGTAAGGTACCAAAGCCACGAGCAGCTTCGCTTGATGCAATAATGGGACATTGATCAGCGTGAATGATCTTTGTTTTTAGATCCAGCCAGAATGGGAATTGCCCCGGCTGATATACATCGTGGTGTGTGGGCGGAGCAATACGCTTTTTTGAGATTACTACGGGTTGCGGAACGTCAGTGAATACTTCTCTGTGATCAATCTTCGTTGCTGATAGCAGCAGACGGATGACTTCCACATCATTGGCAGAAGAGTGCTGCGGCTTGGGAACCATCAGTCCTCTTGCCTTCGCAAGTGCATAGGGACTTCCGGTATTTCGCAAGCCGTCGCGCAGTAAACCACATACATTGTTACCGATAATATGATGATTACCAGTAGGTTTCTGCTTCAGAATAGCCTTGATCAGATTCTTGTAGTTTTTTTCCGACTCGTCATGCCACCAGCATATATCATCGGTGGGGAGTAGCCAATTCTCTATTTCGGTTAGAACCCTATGTGCTCCCTTAGCACCAACAAATGCGATCGGCGGTGCGCCACTATATGCGACATGTTTCCAGTCCATACCAGATAGCTCGTATGGCTTAATCAGGGAAGCATACTGGTCAACAACCTGCCAATTTTCATCGACACGAATGGCGGCAATCTGTGTTGGAATGATGCGGCTCCGTTTGCCTTCGACCCATTCCAAATCAATAATCACTAACATGAAAAGTTCAGCCTTTCAAAGCAGTAGCGTTCACGGGCGTGTGTAGCACTAATTCGCATACTTATGTTAGGTGTACTTTTGCAATCGAACAAGCAGTAAGTCGTGGGCTTCTTTCACAAAACCACCGTGTACACAACCACTGGACATCCCTCCTGCAGCAAAACGCTCAATACGACACCACTCATCTTTGCCATAGGGGATACCCAAATCTTCCACAATCGACATATACTTATTGGAAAATGCTTCAGGATCCATCGGAAGTTTATCGTAAGTAAAGCAGCGTGCTGCATACGCCCAAAAGAAGGGGTCACCCCGCAGGTGCCACTTGGGAAACGACAGGAACAACTCATATCCATAGTGCTGTCCTGCTTCCTTAAAGCGTAGGAATGGCATAATATGATCGAGAACGAGTAGCGGGCGCAACAGCTCTTGCTCCTCTTCATTTGTGCAGTAGTAGTGTCGGCCATCACAACCTAGAATACCTTTTTCAAAATCAAGGATATTCCAATCATCGTATTGAAGACGCCCAGAGATGTTGATGAGTTGATATGCGGCCTCATGATGAAGAAGCTGCACAATCGGGATCGATCTGAAAGGAACGGGCATAGCTTCCTCCTTGTGTTATGCGATTTATCTATTATATCATGCTTGTCTCCAACTCAACAAGTACATTACAAGGATTCCAAGAGTATTTCCGCTTTTATCTCCGCTTTTTCGCGGAGTTTTTGATTTTTGGTTATCAAAACTGGCGTTTGTGTCCTGTGGAAAGTGGATCCCCTAATTCTACTTCACAGGAGGTAAACGATGAAACAACACTTTCTTTTCTTCCTAGACCCAGGTGGTGGTTCGGCATGAGCATCAGTCGATTCAACCACGAGGGGTACTATGATCCGACTACATATGAGGCACTGACAGCAGTGGAGCGGGAGCAGCGCAAAGAACGATTCCGCCCCATTGTGTATGTCTGTTCTCCGTATTCTGGTGACATCAGTGGCAACAAGCAAAACGCCCGCAAATACTGCCGGTTCGCTGTTGACCAGCATTGCATTCCACTTGCCCCACACCTACTGTTCCCGCAATTCATGAACGATGGGGATCCCGAGGAGCGAGACCTCGCCATGTTCATGGACATTGCAGTGCTATCCAAGTGCGCCGAGGTATGGGTGTTCGGCAAGAACATCACAGAAGGCATGACAGCAGAGATCAACTATGCGCTGTCGCGAGACAAGCCAATCAGGTACTTCGATACTGAATGCAAGGAGGTTGCAGCATGCAGCGGAATCTGAGTTTCACTCTGTACCAAGCCAACTGTCTGGGCAATCCAAGTAACTGTCTGTATCCGAATGCCGTGCATGTTACCGGCACTGCAACCCTACAGGAGGCGGTCAGCAAAGACTATGTGTGTGCGGAATATGCCGGTGGACGCCGAAGCAACCAGAACTTTGTTCAGTCGGACTGCCTTGCCCTTGAGTGTGATAACACGCATTCCGAAAATCCCGATGACTGGGTAACACCGGCACACCTTGCCCAGGCTCTCCCTGATGTTTTCCTGGCAATCCACTACAGTCGTAACCATATGAAACCAAAGGGCGGAAAGGCACCACGCCCCAAATTCCACGTGTTCATTCCCATTGACCGCCAGACAGATGCTGAAGAGTACAAACGCATCAAGGTGCTTCTCCAGCAGCATTTCCCGTATTTCGACGAAAAGGCGCTGGACTCTGCCCGCTTCTTTTACGGAACAGCAGAACCGCAGGTGGAGATTGTACCCGGTACAAAGAACCTTTCTGAGTTTATTGAAGACTATGCACTGGACATGATTCAGGACGATGCCTGGGAGAAGGCACAGTTTGAGGAGCCGACAATTCCAGAAGGTAGCCGAAATGCCACACTGTCACACTATGCAGGCAAGGTACTCAAGCGCCTTGGAAACACAGATGAGGCATACCAGCAGTTCCTGAGGAAGGCTGAACGGTGTGTGCCCCCGCTGGAAGACAGCGAACTGGATACGATTTGGCGTAGCGCACTCGGCTTCTTCAGCAGGATTGCACAGCAGGAAGACTATGTGCCTGCTGACCAGTACGGCATGCCTGGCTTCCGTTATGCACCGACGGATAATACTGACGTTGGTCAGGCGCGGTTGCTGGGCAAGTTTTTCTCGGACAAACTTCGTTACTCTCCCGCCACTGACTTTATCCGATACGACGGAGCTTGCTGGCAGGAAACAAAACCCGGCTCCCGTGCTGTGGCGCATGAACTGACTGACCTCCAGCTGGAGGAAGCTGAAAAAGCCATTCAGGAGCGTCAACCTGCCTATGAATCTACTGGTGCCGCCGACGTTATTGCACTCAACCCCAAGAAGAAGGCAATCGCTCTGATGAGCCCCGAGCAGCGCCAGGCATACACCCGTTATGCCGAGGCGACTGATTATAAGGCATATGCACTGCAGCGCCGAGACAGTAAGTATGTGACTGCAACGCTGAAAGAAGCACAGCCCGTGCTGGAGGTGGACCCGGCTCTGCTGGACCGTAACTGGTACCTGCTGTGTACCCCTGAGGCAACATATGACCTGCGCAAGGGGCTGGCGGGTGCGCGTCCTCATGATCCTGAGGATTTCATTACACGCATGACCAGCAAGTCGCCGGATGATGCGGGGATGGAAATCTGGCAGGAAGCACTCGATACCTTCTTTTGCGGCGACCGGGATCTCATTCACTATGTTCAGTGTGTTGCAGGCATCGTATGTGTCGGTCAGGTCTTTCTGGAAGCAATGATCATTGCCTATGGAGATGGCCGTAATGGCAAGTCAACCTTCTGGAACACGATTTCCAGAATCATGGGCTCGTACAGCGGCAACATTTCTGCTGATTCTCTGACGGTACAGTGCAAGCGTAATGTAAAGCCGGAGATGGCAGAAGCTCGTGGAAAGCGGCTGCTGATAGCTGCGGAAATGGAGGAAGGCATGCGTCTGAACACCTCCACCGTAAAACAGTTGACCTCCACCGACAATGTGTTTGCTGAGAAGAAGTACAAGGATCCTTTCTCTTTCACTCCCAGTCACACGCTGGTTCTCTATACTAACCACCTGCCCAAGATCGGAGCAATGGATACAGGTATCTGGCGGCGTCTGATTGTGATTCCCTTTAATGCCAAGATTGAGGGCAACAGCGACATCAAGAACTACGCGGATTACCTGTTCCAGAACGCTGGCGGTGCCATCATGAAATGGATGATCGAGGGAGCCAAGATGGCAATCGACGCAGGTTTCAAGATGGAACTGCCTGTTGTGGTGCAGCAGGCGATTCAGGAATACAGGGAGCAGAATGATTGGCTGGGCATGTTCATGTCTGAACGTTGTGAGATTGGTGATGGGTATGCTGTCAAGTCTGGTGACCTGTATCGTGCGTACCGAAATCACTGTGCGGAAAGCAACGAGTACACGCGCAGCACAACCGATTTCTACAAAGCCCTGGAAACTGAGGGGTATCGGAGGGTGCGCACACGCTCGGCAAACATGATCGCCGGAGTGCGCCTGCGGGAAGATGACTTTGAGCCTGAACCCGTTGATATTCCTGACTTTCTGAGCTGAGATACAGCAAAGTGTGGAAGTCGTGGAGGTCATGATATAAAAAGTCTCTTAAGGAAAATATACATTCAAAATTCTATATAGAGAGGTTTTAGTCTACAACCTCCACGACTTCCACACCAACTGAAATGAGGTGTGAGTTGTGAGAGAAAAAGAGATAGAACAACAGCTGGTCAGGGCAGTCAGGAATCGTGGTGGTCTGGCACTCAAGCTTGTTTCACCCGGATGGGCGGGCGCACCAGATCGCCTAATCCTGATGGCTGGTGGTAGGGTGTTCTTCGTAGAGACCAAAGCGCCAGGACACACCCTCCGCCCCCTGCAAGCAAAGCGAAAAAGACAGCTGGAGGCGCTAGGCTTTTCAGTGTGCTGCATTGACCAGCCAGAACAGATTGGGGGTGTACTTGATGAGATACACACCCCATGACTACCAGCGCTATGCCACCGACTTCATTCTGACACACCC